CAATGGCGGGGTCCTCTGCAAGTAGAATGGACTCTGGCATTAGGTTAGTGGTGATGATGACAGGCTCGCCCTCGGGGATCGTTCCGTAGCCGTAACGAACGTGGATGGCTCTGTCTTGGTGGCGGTCGACTAGGTGGATCTGTCCTTCTCTCGGCATATGCTTGAAGCTCATGTCGTCGAAGATGATGCCTGTGTTCCGCTCGGGGTCGAACTCTCGAAGTTGGTCGATGTGGCTAATCAGTAGGGCTTCCGGGAGGAGCGCTTTCGCTAGGGCTGTCTTGCCGCAGTTGGTGTTCCCAAAGAGCAGTAGGGTACGAGTACTCGGGCGTTGATTCTCCCAGTTGATTGTCCAGCCAAAGCTGGGCAGCTCGTAGGTTATCTTCAACCTCTTCGCTAGGCGACCGGCCAAATTCCTCCGAATCCGATCCCCATTCACGCACACTTGCATGGCGGACTTGGGGTTCTCCTCGAGTAGCTCCAGCGCTCGCTTGACCCCTTCCGTACTGGCTACGGTCAGGGCTTGGATCCAGGGATTCTCCGGCGTAGAGGGTAGGTCGATATTCGAGATGAAGTTGCCCTCCTTCGTCACGTACTTCATGACGCGGCTTCTTGAACGGACGCTCTGGTAGTTCCCGTGGTAGCGTGCCCCATCCTTCACGAGGTCCAAGGTAGTGGAGCCATTGACCGACATCGGTTGCTCGCTCTCCAGGTACACATGTAGGTGGTCGGTGCCGTCGGCATGTTTCTCCGTAGCAATGACGTGCCCAGTCGCCGAAACAATTGCAGACAGTAACGGTAAAGCCTCCTCCGGGGATAGCGGGCATTTCGGGTAAGTTAGGAAGAGTTTCTTGGAACGTAGGCGGAATCGGTCGGTTTCCATCGGGTATAAAAGAGCCGTACTCGTTGATGTCAAAGGGATTGTAAGGAGAAGACATTGAAGAGCACAACACACATTACTACTATTTAACATGGTTTCTCGTCGACCTTTTCGAAGAAGGTATACCCGCCGTCGGTCTCTTAGTAGACGTAGACGTCGCTTCTCTAGGAGGTTCGGCCGACGAATGGGAAGAGCCCGTTTGAACATGTTCACTACCTACCGTTTTAAGCGAACACGTGTTGGAACAATTAGCAAGCCTACTACTCCGTTTGGTGGATCTATGGTTTTCAAGCTGTCTGACATTCCAAGCTACACGGATTTCACAGCTCTGTTCGACGCCTACAAGCTTACGGGGGTTTCGGTGAAGTTCATTCCGAGGCAGACGGAGAACGCAACAGCTTCGGACCCTGGGCTTTTCTACTACTATCCGGACTACGACGACGACACTACACCAGATTCTTTGGATACCGTTCTACAGTACCAAGGTGTTAGGTCGAAGCGCCCCATTGGCCGACCTTTCAAGATTTTCATTAGGCCTAGGCACTTGACGATGGTCTACGACACCGCTGCTACTACTGCTTACAAGCAAGGTCGTGGTGGTTTCATGGATGCAGCGTATGACGACGTACCTCACTACGGGATCAAGTACTTCTGGACTGGTTCAAACAACGGTGGACAGGTCTTGGACTATGTTGTGACTTACTATTTCTTGATGCAACAAGTTCGCTAGAATAAACACACTTTTCCCACCTGGTTGATTAGTAACTGCCCACCCGGGTGATTAGGGCTGTTTAGGGGTTGCGGAGCGTTAGGGTTAGGGATATTTAAAGGAAAAGGTCTTTCTTGAAAGGCCAAGAATGAATGGAATTAGGGCGGCTACTAATATTACTAGCCGCCCACACTGGTGACCCAAATTTCCCGCCCGGAGAATTAGAAGCTACCCACCCGGTTTATTAGGGCTGTTCAAAGTATTGGCCAATGCCTCTTACATTCACGCACAGGATACGCCTGGCAATGGCGGGGTCCTCTGCAAGTAGAATGGACTCTGGCATTAGGTTAGTGGTGATGATGACAGGCTCGCCCTCGGGGATCGTTCCGTAGCCGTAACGAACGTGGATGGCTCTGTCTTGGTG